GTAGTATCTTCTTCCTCGTCTTCTTCTTCGTCCTCTTCATCTTCAGCCGTCTGGAGAAGGACTTTCTTCAAGTCGTCGTAGGGTTCTTGAACCAGCAACTTGTCCAGGCAGTGAGTCTCTTCCAGAATCTCGTCATCGTATTGCTCCTTGCGCGGCTTGAAATCGATGGTCTCTGCTTCGACAAACGAATTGCCGGCAAAAGACTTCTCAGTAAAACCGACCTTCAACGTGAACCCATCCTCCAGGAAAAAGAACTTCTCCCAGCCATCGTCTTCGTCTGAGTCGCGTATCCGCAAGTCCAGCAACCTTCCGAACAAGTGGTAAGAGATATCCCACAACTGAACTCCCTTGTCCGGCTCTTTGAGATTGATGACGTTGAAGAGCTGGCGCTGCTTCGGAGACAGGTCCTTCGCTGCCGCTTCTTTGTCTTCGTCGCCGTCGGCCGACTTGAGCAAGCTCAGCCGGTGCTCACAGACGGGGCAGCGCCCCTTGCTGGACATCCGCGCGCACAAGTAGGAATCTTCATTCGCTCCGATGCCGCGATGGGAGTAATACGTCCGCTCATAATGGAGGTTGCCGGGTTCCGCCCACGGGTTGCCTTTGCCGACGATATACGGGATAATATCCAGCAACATCACTCCAGCTTTCGCTTTGAATAGCGTGACCTTATCTGGCAACTTCAGGTAAGGAGCGGAGTAACCCGTCGACTGCTTGTCAGCTCGCTCTCGGGCCGACGTGTATCTGCGTTCTGATTTATTTGACCTACTCATTGTTTCTCTCTTTCATTTTTTTGGTTTTGCTCATCGCGCCTCTTGGCCCGAAAATATCCAGATGCTCCGAACTTGACTACCATATAAGCTAGAACCGGCAACACGATGCAAGCCAGACCGCCGTAGAGCAGGATGGTAAGCAAGCTCATCAGTCAGTATGGCGGCGCACTTTGCGTTGCGTCATCTGCTCGACTGCTTCCCGGCCGCGCTCGGAAACTTTGGGGCTGGAGAAGTAGCCCATTCCGTGCAGCTCGACCAGTAGAGTCAAAGTCCGCTTCTTCGTCTCCAGCGCCCAGACCACTGCCTGACTCAAGTCGGATTGATAGCGAGCTTCGCGGACCTTCTTAGAAGCAGCCTTGAAAGTTTCCCGAGTCTCGATAGCTGCCTTGACTGCTGCTTCGGTAATCTTTTCGATACCGTAGACTTCCGGGTTGACCCGAATCTTCTTAGCCAGCTCGGCTTCGACTACATCCAGCTCTGCTTCCGCTTCCGCCACGTCCCGCTTAGCGTCGGCTGCCTGGTGGGCATACTTGAGATACTGAGACGGCAGCCGAATACATTCCCAGTCCAGATTATGCTCGTCAATCTGGACCACTGACTCCGTATTGTTTTCGCTCATAGTTGTATTATCTACTTCATACAGACTACTTCGTAACAAGCCGCCGCCAGTCCAGCCTGTTTCGAGTCGTAAAAGTTCTTAGAAAAGATATCAATAATCTTGAAAGCTCGCGGAGCCAGTTGCTGGTTCGCCAGCAACACTGAGCGAGCGTAGCCCAATACAAGGTAGCGAAGTCCTTCGGGGTCTTCGTCCTTCAAGTCTTTGAGCAGCGTTGCCACCGGAGCCCATTGCGCCCGGGGGTTGATTAGTCCACGAGCCAAGTCTATCGCCGCCGACTTGTTGACAGAGCTCGCTTGCACTCCGCGCATCTGCTCAGCGTCTCCTTCCAGACCAGCTACCTGCCCCAATACCACCAGCGCTTTGCGAGCGGAGCCCTCCGCGCACTCGACAATCCCCTGAATTACGTCTTCCGATACCGCAAGCTTCTCCGCGGCTACCACGTCTTCCAGAAGCCCTTTCAGTAATTTGTCCGCTAGAGCAACCAGGCGGACTTCCGTGCAGCGCGTATGGATAGCTTTGATAAGCTTGGACGAGTCCGTCGTCAGCAGCATGAAGTAGACGTGGCTCGGAGTATCTTCCAGCATCTTGAGCACCGCGTTCTGCGCGTCGTTCGTCAGCTTGTGCGCTTCGTCGAGCACCCAAATCCGGCAAGCGCCTTCCAGTGGGCAGAGATTCATTCGCTGGCGGATAAGGCGGATTGAATCTACTCCGCGGTCATCGCTAGAATTCACTTCGGTAAAGTCAGTTCCGCTGCAGTCCAGAGCTCGCCGCAAGATTCGAGCGATGGTTGTCTTGCCGCAGCCAGAAGGTCCAGACAGCAAGAGAGCATGCGGAAGTCCCTTGTCCAGTTGCTTCTGGAGCGAAGCGATAGCTACTTCCTGCCCGATTACTTTGTCCAGCGTACGCGGACGATAGCGTTTATACAACTCGACGGCCATAATTTCCTTTCTATTATCTAAGTCTTTTTCCTGGCTTAGTATATCCTCTTGCAATTCCTTTTTCAGCAGCCCCATCGTTATCTTTGGGACCAATACCCTCTTCTTTTTGATACCAGTTGCCGCCCGGCGGAGCTACTGCATATTCGATTTGCGGCGGCACAACGAGGAACGGGTAGTGCTTTGGCAGTCCGACTGATACTACGTGGTCGACAATCTTCATATACTTTTTCAACTCGGTTGTCTTTACGTCGCCGACCAAGCTATCGTGGATTTGCCCTACAATCATACTTTCCATCCCGCGCTTCCGCAAGATTCGATTTACTTTAATCAACGTCCACAATAGACAGTGGAACGCCGAGCCCTGAATCGGGTAGTTGCAGACCTGCTTCCGGTTGAATACTCCCGGCACACGGAAGCCAGTTAGCAAGTCGAAGTAGCCGTTTTCCAAATACTTTTTATACCAGACCCGGCGCCACTCTCCATACTTTTGAAAGCGTCGATTCCAAAAGTCATTCTCCACGTCCCGGACGTGCTTCTCAAACGTACCTTCTATCGGGTCAATTTCGGGGTCGCACTCGCCGAGCGTTACAATCCCCTTGCGCTTGAGATGCGCGTAAAGCGACTCCCCTTCGGGCGTCGTCAACTTCCCGCGCCCAATCCACTCCCAAAGCGAGCGAGCGCAGCTTACGTAGAAGTCTCCGTAGAACTGCGGGAACACAAACATATTCTTGGCTCCGTAGCGAGCTTCTTTACTAACTTCCGCCGGCTTGAGCTTGTAGAGTTGAGCTGCCATATCCCGATGCATATCTTTTCCCGGCGTGGAAATATACTCGATGAACACGGGGTCTTTGTGGTAAGCAGCAGACAGCGCTACTTCAATCCCTTTGAAGTCATTCTCAACTATCTGATGGCCCTCCGACGCAATAAACAGCGAGCGGATGATTTTGCTAATCTCTTCATCGCGGACGGGGAAGTTCTGGAAGTTGGGAGAGTCGGAGCTGGAGCGGAACGAGCGAGCGAGATGGAGATTGTAGCTCGGGTGGATACGGTCTCCGACAATCTCCCGCTCGATGCCTTTGATAAACGTGCCGAGCGCCTTCTCATACTTGAGGAACTTCGCCATCTTTTTCACAAAGGGGTGGTCGACTTTCTGAAGAGCTTCCGCGTCGGTCGACGGCGCTCCGCTCTCCGTCTCCGTGTGGACTTTGAAGCCCATAATTTCAAAGAGCACGGTCCCCAACTGGCTATGCGAAGTAAAGTTTGCCTTAGCGCCGAATCGCTTGCGCCACATCGCCCACACTTTGTCTTGCTCCATCTCCGTTTTAAGCGTGCGGATTCTTTCGGCCAGCTTCGCTTTCGTGCGCTCCAGCCGAGCCAAGTCAATCCGAATTCCATTCGCTTCGACGCGAGCGAGCTCAATCAGCCCGTCGTGGAACAGCTGGTAGCCTTGCTGGCGGATAGCGTGAATCTTTTTCATTTTTACTTCTGTTGATAGAGCGCAATACCTGCATCCTTCCTGCGCTGGTCGTATTCTTTGCCGATTCCAGCTATCAGCGCATCGTAGCACTCCGACGAACAAACACATGGTTCAGTTGGTTGCCCTTGGCAGCCGCAATCAAATCCGCTACAACAGTATTTTGGGTCATAATCTACAACAGGTTTTCCGCAGATAAGGCAAGGTTCGTCTTTCATAATCCCATATCTTTCATTTGCACCATCGCCAGCTCGTATTCCAGCCGCGCGTCCATGCCGTTGTAGAGCAGCAACGCCGGCGGATATATTTCGTCAATCCGATTGTAAGGACTACCCTTATTAGCGCTCGCTAAGTAGGGCTCCGTTGTCTCGTTGAAAGACGAGACGCCGAGCCGGACTAGCGCCTGGAACTTGAGCGAGCAGATACCCGGGCGGTTATCCAAGCAATGCGCAGCCAGCATCGTATCCCAGCCCCAGTTTCTAACTCCGTGCCCGAACGTCTTCAACGTCCAGCGCTCTTCCATTTTCAAGTTGCTCGATATCTTCTGGCTCCGCTTCGACTGGAGCAGCAGCCCCGTAACCAGCGAAGTTTTCTGCGTCCACAAGTAAGCAATCGTCCTCCGTCCGTTAGATAGAGCGCAAGAAATTATCTGGCCGTCCGGCCACTCTGGTTTGAGGCAAGTCGTTTCATAGTCGACGGCTATCCAACCGCCCACTTCTTCCATCTCTCTTATCGCGCGGCAAGCCGCTTCGTCCTCGAGCAAGCATTCAATCCCCTCTTCCCACTTCGGCTGCCGCGGCGGAAGCTCGTCCAGCT